GTGTCAACATTGTTGATAATTGTATTCCCTTGTGATGTATCTTTACCGATAACTAATTTTTCAACCTCTAACTCTTTTAATTCATCTACTTTTTTGTTTTTAGCCATTGGGTGATCCGAGTATAAGTTCATACGTGAGTTTGATTGTGTGGCTTCTATTTCTTCAGCACTTGGACCATCACCTGCAAATTTCTTTGCCATTTTCTGTTTATCTAAAAGACCAAATGTAAGACCTGATAAGAACCCAGCAAAACCTGCTGAAGCTTTATCTCTTGTTGTTAATTCTTCGTCTTCTTTACCTAACAATTCACCTGCATTAGCAACACCAGAGGCAGCGTCAAATACTGACATTAAGGCTGCAACTGGCCATAAAAATCTACCACCTGCTCTAACTGCCTTCCCAGCAAAATTAGTTGCTACTTTTATTCCTTTTTTCTTGTTGGCAGCTATCAGATTGCCTGTCTTCATAGATGATTTTAATTGTTGATTATTCATACCAGAGCCTACTGCACCTACCCTACTGCCTGTAGTTGATCTTACTTTAGTTTGATTTTTAGTTTTCTTATCATTGGCCTGATTGACCATTGCTCTGTTGTTTTTTGGCACATTTTTTGGTGGTAACCCAACAGCACTCCGAAGAGTATTGCCTAGAGTAGCAAATCTTGCTATCATGCTTGTTCTCAAAGCAGCAATAGCTGTTGCAATACCGCCACCTGCTAATAAACTTGCGCCGATACCTGCTAATAAACCACTACTCTCTTTTTGATTGTCGCCTAATAATTCGTTTGTAAGTTTAGACTCTTCGTATATTTTTTCAAGCAAATTTGATGACATTGAAAATTGCTTATCTGATTCTCTTTCTTGTTCTACCTGTTCTTCACTATCACCACCAAACCCTGGCATAGACAAATCCATACCTAATGAGGCACCTGTTGCTCTTTTTGATATTTCTTCTTTATCGTCTTTTGCGCCTAAATCTGGTTGAGGTGCTGATGTATCACCACCACCTGATTTTATATCTGCCTTTGCTGTCTTTCTACGTAATTGTCGTTTCATCTGAAGGCCACGTGCTTCTGCTCTCTCCTCAGACTCAATCGCTCTTTCTATTTTCTTACCTATGATAGGTACATTTGTAAGACCTACACGTTTAGCAAGTTTAAGAGGTTTTAATTCTTTTTTGAAATCTCTAAATGATAATGATAATCTAGTAGCAACACCTAAAATCTTCTTTAATTCTGCATTTGTTTTACCTACGGTCTCTTTGATGTAGATAATTTCTTCATCATTAAGTACGCCTTTGTTATATAAGCTTTCATACTCTTTAATTGTTTTTGCTGTAGTATCAGCCTGTGTCTTTGCCTCATCATAATCCATACCTTTTAATGCGTCAAGGTCGCTCACGGTATAGTCTATAACAAAGTTAACTATATCCTGTCGTATATTTGCCTTGTCAAGCTTCATCTGACTTGTATAACCAGCAGACCTCTCTAATTGAGATTGATACTCCTGCAACGAGTCAGATATAGCAAACTTAGGATCAGATTCATCTTCTTTTTGTTTTTTTAGAATCGATTTAAAGTTTGCTGCTGAAGCCTTTTTAAAGATTTTAGATTGTGGTATTGGCATTATTCTTTATTCTTAACTTTTGATGGTTTACCGTTTACGTATATTGCAAACCAACCTGCACCAGCCCCTACAACTACTGACACTAACCCTGCCTGTGCGTTGTTAGGATTCTCTAGTGCCATAAACCAATTGATTACATCTAAAAATGCCCAACCATATGCAAGCATTAATAATCTTGGTACTAGTCTCCAGTTTGACATTAATTCTGGTATCTCTACCTCAATGAAATGCCATAATGATTTACAACCATGTTTGAAACCATTCCAACCTGTTGTAAGCATGTTTTTTAAAAAGTTCATATTATCTCCCTTTTTGTTTCTCTCTTAATTTTTCGTTTTCTTCTCTTATATGTTGTACTAATAAATCAACATATATTTCCCTCTCCCATGGTAACATTCCTTCAAGGTCACCTAATGAGTATTTATGGTATTGCATTAAAGCAAAGTTTGTCCTATAAAAACTCTCTAGGCTCTCATGTAAGAGGGTAACTGAAAAAAATCAGACGCTCCTTGTAATAACATTTCATGCTCTTTACCTGATTTAGGGTTCTTATATTTTATTGTATGAGTTATTATAGGCAATTCCTCAAAAAAGTCTTTTAACTTTTCATATTGTGGAATAGTCAAATTCTCTACAAACTGCTCAAGTTCTTTTGGTTCAAGGTCTGAAGTTTCATACACCTCATCACCATTGTAAATTTGAGCAATACAATCCCTTATCAAATTAACCGATAAGTCTAGGATAGTTTTTTTATCTGCTATCTCTACTATGGTCGGCACTCTCATTATTACACCATAATCTTTAGAAAAAGGTATATATGTATTAATCTTTTTACTAAAGTCTGGCTTTACACTATCAATATTAAAATCATAATCTACGACTTGTGTTTCATCATCTGGACATTTCAGTTTCAATTGTATTGTTTCACCTACTGATTTTGATCTTATGTTTAACCATAACCACTCAAAATCGTAAACTGGTAACTTTGTAACATCAATACCATCTGTCAATACGCAAGTTTGAACGGTGTTGATTAAAGTATTAATCATCTCGCTCTCTACGTTGTTTTCTACAGACATCAGCAAAATCTTTTCTTCTTTTACTAAAAATGGTCTGTACTTTACCTTAACATTATTTGATAACATCAATTCATGCTCAGGCGTCTTCATAAAATTAAGCATTATTTACTCCTTTTAATATAATATATCACGTATGATTTTAGGGTCTGGTAGACCTTTCGGGAACACACGCCCTCCCGTTACTCGCCCAATAGGCAAATTTCTTCTTAATGTTTCATAGACTTGTCTACCTGCTCTACCTAACTCATTACCTATACCAAAAGGTAAGTTATCTAAAAAGTTTTGTTGTATAGCAGTAGTATTAGTTCTATATTCTAATCTGTTCTTTTTGTGTCTTCTATTTTCAACCGTAAAACCTTCTCTTAAATAATTCCATGCTGATGTAGCATAGTTTCTGTATGTAAATGTTACACTTGTTTTAACAACCTGGTTAACTGCGTCATATGATAATGGTGTTGAAGCAATAGTTTTAGGCCATACTTCGTACATCTGCACCTGATATGATGAGTATCCAGATGTGTTACCTAAACTCTTACGTATTGTCTCCCTATCTTTTACTGCGTCACCTGATGGTTCAAAATTAGCAAGTGCTGCTGTAAATGTTTTATGTAAAGGTGTAATTGTAATCATACATGGTGTAGCATAGTCATCATAATAACCTACGTTATGTGTAATAGGATCAACTATAGAGTTTTGCCATGCCTCAAAATATAATCGTTCATCATAATTTACACTCGTATAAAATTCTAATGTAACCTCTTCAAAGCTAACGTTCTTTGCTATTGCTCTTTTAGGTCCATAATATGTTTCATTTACATCATCTGTGATAGTCTTACCTGGCATTGACACGTTAGAACAAAATAGATCCATTCTTAATTGTAAATTCTGTTTTATTGCACCTGCTAATCTAGCACTTTTTGTTAATCTAGCATTTTGTTTTTTAGAGTCTGATGGATCAGCATAAACATAATCACGTGGTAATTGTTTACTTTGTGGTCCATCAATCGTACATAGAAACTGCGTAGGCCTTGCCAACCCACCACTTCCTGTTAAACCTGATCTAAATTGATTGAATACAGAATTGTAATTAGATGATACATTATTTGCTGAAAATCGTCTATTGGTTTCTGCTACGCTGAATTGTGGTTTACTAGGTGGTATACCTAATCGTATATCCATATCACCTATTCTTTTACCTATGTTAATAATTGACATTAAATAAATCTCCTACTATCTGCATAAACTCTTCCTTCAGAAGCCTTTTTAAATCTTTGTACAGGTAGATAAATTGCTGTTGCAGCCTCGTCAGCATTTATTCTTAAAAAACCTGTCTGTACATATGCGTACAAATATTTCTTTATCGTTGGTTTTACTATTTTTATATTTTTTACATCATCATAGGCAACCTCAAATCTTGTATTCTTATCAAATCTTCTATCAGACGCTGTTGCCTGCATACGTTCTAATAGTCTAAATCTTAATAGAGGTGGTAGATAGTGAAAGTTCATACCCATAAACCCACCTGATATTGGCTCTAATGGCAACACTAATGGGAACACGTCATAATAAGGTAGAGTTTTTCTTAATTTAGGATTGTACCCAAACAAGTTCAATCTACCTACGCTAGGACGACCATTTAGTTTGTTTTGTCTAAACAATTGTCTAGCAGTTGTACCACTCGCTAACTTATTTACTTGGGTTCTATACCAAGTAGCAGATTTCTGAGCGTCTCCTGCTCTTTGTTTGATTGTGTCAAATACACTTGCCATACTACTATTTATGTTGATAATAAATAGATTCTATGAAGAAGTTGAAGAATATAGATAAACGACCCTATCAAGGTATATTTAAACCATTGAACCCACAGAAATATAAAGGCAATGTAAACAACATTATTTATAGGTCTAGTTGGGAGAAACGTTTTATGGTGTATTGTGATAAGAATAGAAGTGTGTTGGAATGGGGTAGTGAAGAAATAGCAATATCGTATCGTTCAGTAGATAATAGACCTCATAGATACTATCCTGATTTCTATATGAAAGTTAGAAAAACAGATGGTTCGTATCAAAAGTTTGTTGTAGAGATTAAACCTAAAAAACAAACACGTAAACCTAAAAAACCTTTACGTGAAACCCGTACTTATAAAAATGCGTTGATTACTTATGAGAGAAATAGAAGAAAGTGGTCAACGGCGTATGCTTGGTGTATTAAACGAAACATGAAATTTCTGATACTAACCGAAGACCACTTAAAAACGTTTTAGATTAACTTATTACTTTTCTTTATATTGAAAGTGGCGTCAATCAATTCACCATTATCTAAAGTGTGTGTACCACCCTTGTCTTTAGGGTTTACAGCGTCACCGTGCCACTTTGTATAGTCAGT